AGACAGGACAGATTTACAGTCACTTGGAGTTGTTCCCCAAAACTTTCAGTTAGTGGAGAACCTTGGGAGACTGCTATTAAGCCTGAAGTGGCTTGTGATTATGCTAGTGTGGACGATAGTGACATTTACCTCAAGTTTGTTGTCGCTGACAGGACCGATATTGATGAAGCTGGCAGAGCTGTCAGTGAATATCGCAGTGCAGGTTTGGAATGCCCTGTGTATCTTATGCCGTTGGGTGGTAGATCGGAAGAATACAACCTCAATGTCCAAGAAGTTGCAAACCTTTGCATGGAAAGAGGTTGGAGGTTCACTCCACGATTACATATCTCACTCTTTGGCAATGCCTGGGGAACTTAAATTATTTAAAACTTCTAAATACAAGTTAGAAGAATTAGATCATATTGATTGTACTAAAGATCCTGTAAGACCAGAACTGACAGTAGCATTTAGAACCAGTGAAGGTAGAAAAATATATGGATTACGAGATCCAGAAGGTGATATATGTGCAATAATGTGTTTTGCATTTACTGATGAAGTTCCTACTACAGTTGAAGAAATGGACGCTATGAGTAAATCAGCAAAATTGTCAGCAGTCCATAAAGCAGGACAACAAGGTAGCATTGCAATCGCATATACTGTATGGGCAGTAAAACGTGGTGGTGGACGTAAAATTGTAAACGAAGTTTACAAAATGGTTAAGAAATCAAATAACTTAAATAGACTAGTAACACTCTCACCATTAACAGATATGGCACGTAAATTTCATTTAGCGAATGGTGCAAAAGAATTACAAGTAAATGAAACAAGCCAAAACTTCGAATATGATATAGAATTAGAAGAATGGGAAAAGTACTTGGAGAGAGCAAAACAATTATTTAAGAAAGCAGTATAATGTTTGATAAAATAAAAAAAGTATTAAAAGGCAAAGAGCCAGAAAAAAAGTCTAAAGCAAAACCTAAGAAATCTGAAAAGGAAATAGCAACTGAAAATGGTGAACCTTGGGTAAGTGTACTAAGTATGGAACTAGAAAAAGGTTCTCTTGATAGAGGAGCATTTGAACTAGATTGGAATGATCTATTTGTTGCTAAACTTGTACGTGCTGGATATCAAGGCAAAACAGACAATGATATTGTTGATAATTGGTTTCAAGATGTATGCCGTAACATTGTATTAGAAAGTTACGAAAAAGAACAAGCACAGAGTAATGTTGAAAACATAGACGATGCGAGGAAAGCATACAAGTGATATACATAAACGGTGATAGTCATAGTGCTGGTGCAGAAATAATAAATGATCATTGTTTTGCAGAGGACGATAGGCGGTTTACTGCACTAGGAAAAAGGCCACACCCAGAAAATATTCCTTATACATTTGGATATAAGTTAGCAAATGCTCTTAATCAGCCATTTTGGTTAGATTCTGAAAGTGCAAGCAGTAATGATAGAATCATACGTACCACAAGGAAAGCAATCTCTGAAACTATGAATAAACAAAACATGTTTATTATTATAGGGTGGGCTACTTTTGAAAGAGAAGAATGGCAGTACAAAGACGGTTATATACAAATTACTGCTAGTGGCACTGATAGTGTACCAGAAGAATTAAAAAATGATTATCGAGAATGGGTAGCACAACAAACAGAACAAGTGCTAGATGAAAAAACAAAAACGTGGCATGATAAAATATATGATTTTCATTTAGAATTGCAAGAACAAAATATTAAACATTTATTTTTTCACACTTATTCATATTTTAATAAAATAGAAAATAAATTAGATTGGCATGATCAGTTTATAGATCCGTACAGCAAAGATGAAACATATTTTTATTGGTGCAAAAACAAACAGTTTAAAACAAGAAATAATGGTTACCATTATGGCGCTGATGCACATAATGCATTTTTTTTATATCTTTTAGACAAAATAAAAGATCAATTTGTTATGAAAACTGGGTTGACAGATATGCCTAAACGTAGTATATTAACTATAGTTAAAGAGAAAATTATGAGGCAATAATGGCTACATACTTGTTAGTAGATACTATGAATACATTCTTTCGTGCAAAGCATGTTGTACGTGGAGATATAAGTGAAAAGGTTGGTATGGCATTACATGTTACACTAAATGCAATCAACAAATGTTACAAACAGTTTGATGCTGATCATGTAGTATTTGCACTGGAAGGTCGCAGTTGGCGTAAAGATTTTTACAAACCCTATAAAGCAAATCGTAAAGTTGCACGTGATGCACTAACTCCAAAAGAAGCAGAAGAAGACGTTGCATTCTTTGAAGCATATGATGATTTCCTAAAGTTTATAAATGAACGTACAAATTGTAGTACTATAAAATGTGATATTGCAGAAGCAGATGATATTATTGCACGTTGGATAGATAAACATCCTAATGATAATCATGTTATTGTAAGCAGTGATACGGACTTTGTACAACTATTATCTGACAATGTACACCAGTATAATGGTATTACAAAAGAAACTATTAAGTTAGATGGTGTATATGACGACAAAGGAAAGCCTGTAATAGATAAAAAGACTAAGGAACATAAAGTACCTGCAGCACCTGACTATCAGTTGTTTAAAAAGTGTATGCGAGGTGATAGCAGTGATAATGTATTCAGTGCTTATCCTGGTGTAAGAGAAAAAGGTACTAAGAACAAAGTGGGTTTATTAGAAGCATATGCTGACAAAGATACAAAAGGATTTAATTGGAATAACTTAATGTTACAACGTTGGACAGATCACAACGGTAAGGAACACAGAGTATTAGATGACTACGAACGTAATGTTACACTAGTGGATCTTACTGCACAACCTGAAGAAATACGTAATTATGTAGATGAAATAATTGATGCTCACTTAAAAGCAAAAAATAAATCCATGGTAGGTGCACATTTTATGAAATTCTGTGGCAAATGGGATATGCAACGTATAGCAGAAAATGCTACACAGTTTGCAGAACTACTACAAAAGAACTATCCAGAAGGAGCAAATAATGCAGTTTGTGGCTAAGCCTGTTTTAGATAATAAGTTTTGGATACTAGAAGACAACGGACAAAAAGTTGGCACTATTCGCAGTAATGAAAATGGTGTTACACTTACTGTTGGTACAAAAAATCAAACATTCAAAGCATTGTCAGAACTAAAACAAAAAATAAAAGTAGACTTTACAGGCAAAGAAGTAGTTAAAAAAGAAACAAACGAATATGAAGTACACGGCTATGCATGTAAAACAAAACCTCATAATCCCATCTATGATCTAAAAAGAAAACTTCCTTTGTATACAAAAACTAGTGATAGCCAAAGTTTCTTCTGTGCAGGGTATTACGTAATACACTGGGAGGACGGTAACCATAGTCCTGCTTATTGTCCTAAACTTATCACACTAAGTAGATACACATATGATGGTCCATTTAAAACTAAACTGGAAATGCAAGAAATATTAAGAAGAACAAATGGCTAGACCACAATTTCCAACATTAGATAGATTAGCACATGGTTGTATAAACCTTAAACGAGACAGCATGAACATAAATGCACAAGATGCTCGTGCTATTGCTAATGAATACACAAAACTGCTTGAATACATTACAGAGCTACAGGATACTATTATATCCATAAAAACCAATGATGTAATTACTGTAGAAGTAGATAACGGCACTTTCTAAAAATAATTAAGTACGTATATTTCTTGCTAAATAATAGTAGCATATTATTAAGTGAGATTTTATATGAGTAGACCTAAACCTACTGTGATATTAGAAAAAGTAGAAAAAGAAACTTACAAATCTGAGCAAGTATTAGCAAGTGCAGGTATATGGGCAGTATATTATGATAAAAAGCCTATTAACCTAAAAACATTCAATATGCTTATAAGTTATCCTGGACCTAAGTATAAAAAAGTTTCATTTAGTAATCCAGGACATGCAATTAATCTTTGTAAAAAACTAAACAAACAATTTGATACAGATAAATTCACAGTTGTAATTTTAGACAAAGGTAAGCAAGTATACCCTTAAGATGCCTACCAAAGACGAGTATACAAT